AAGTTCCTATCGACTAGCGGTTAGGTCACCACCCTTTCAAGGTGGCAGCACGGGTTCGAATCCCGTTAGGAATACTTTGGAACCGTAGCTCAGCGGTAGAGCACTCGGCTGATAACCGAGCGGTCACAAGTTCAAATCTTGTCGGTTCCACCTTGGAAGATTGGCTGAGAGGTCTAAAGCAACGGTTTGCTAAACCGTCGAAGGAGTAATCCTTCCGTTGGTTCGAATCCAACATCTTCCGTTTGGCAGTGTAGTTCAGTGGTAGAACAAGAGATTCATACCCTCTATGTCGGTAGTTCAATTCTACCCACTGCCTTGTGTCGTTAGCCTAGTGGTAAGGCATCGGTTTGTGGAACCGACTAGATGGGTTCAATTCCCATACGGCACCCCGCCCTTATAGCTCAGTGGTAGAGCAACTCACTAGTAATGAGTAGGTCGTTGGTTCAAATCCAATTGAGGGCTTGGGAGATCGTCTAATGGTAGGACACCGCCCTTTGAAGGCGTTTATCTAGGTTCGAGTCCTAGTCACCCAGTATATCCATGTAGCCCAATTGGAAGAGGCAATAGACTAAGGATTTATTTGTTGGAGGTTCGAGTCCTCTCATGGATACTATGTTGGATTGGTGTAATTGGTAGCACGGTGGTCTCCAAAACCGCTAGTGGGGGTTCAAGTCCCTCATCCTTCGCCTACGCCCTGATAACTCAGTGGAAGAGTGCTTCGCTACGAACGAATAAGACGGTGGTTCAAATCCTCCTCAGGGTGTATAATTAAAATCTAAATAACAAATGTATAGGTGTTTAGTATGGAATACATAGAACCTTATTCAACAATATTGGTTCTCAATAGTTCATATGAACCTCTTCACTTTACAAATTGGAAAAGAGCCGTAGTTCTTTGTTTTAAAGAAAAGGCAAAAATTATTTCAAAAAGAATAATTAAATTAGTAAATTATGTAAAACTTCCTTTCATGAACGAAAAGGAAACTTATCCATCTCGTGCCTTGATATATAAAAGAGATGATCATGAATGTCAGTATTGTGGAACAAAAAATGATCTTACAATAGACCATGTGATTCCAAGATCAAAAGGCGGAAAGGATACCTGGGATAACTTAGTTGCATGTTGTATGACATGTAATGTTAAAAAGGGCAATAAGTCTTTAAAAGATACTAATATGAAACTAAAGTGTGAACCAAAAGCACCTTTTAGTCGCGTAATGTTAGATCTTGAAAAAAGTAGAGTTCATGAATGGAAAGAATTTATATTTGGTGAAGGGGCTTGACAAGGGATCAATCATAGGTTACAATATTATCATTGGCAGTGAAGGTCCAAACTTCATGTAAGTCCTACTCCTCTTATGCCTCTCATAGAAGCACAAATCAAGAGGACTATGCGGAATTAATTCAGCGGTAGAATGTCAGCCTTCCAAGCTGAACGTCAGGGGTTCGAATCCCCTATTCCGCTCTTGGAGACTAATCTCCATACACACAAACACACAGGAGTAAATAAATGTCACCTTACGAACTTCGTTTTGAAATATTCAAGCAAGCATATAATATGCTAAATGATCAGTTCAGTATTGAAACGGATACTGCTCGTTATTGGAATGCAAATTCTTCAAATACTGTGAAGATGGATTATCCAGAGTTTCCAACTCTACGGGATGTTCTTAAGCAAGCAGAAACGATTAATGATTTTGTAAGTTCTAAGTAGTATAACATTCCACAATAGCTCAGCGGTAGAGTCGGTGACTGTTAATCACTTGGTCCCTGGTTCGAATCCAGGTTGTGGAGTTGGAAGGACTAGAAATGTCTGGTTCTTTCAAATTGAAAATGCTGGACAAACTTTGGAGGTATAAACCCTTGCAAGGTCTCCCACCCCATTGATCTGGGTGCCTTCCTGAGAACAGGAAAAATAAGGTTTGGTGTTTTCTCTCGCAGAAAGTGTCTTCTGCTGGTGATGGCCACTCATCACCTTTCCCTCTGGTAGTCTATTGGTAAGGACGGGTGGATAACACACATGGAAACTGGGTTCGATTCCTAGACAGAGGGCATGGGCGATTAACTCAGCGGTAGAGTGCCTCCTTTACACGGAGATGGTCACTGGTTCGAATCCAGTATCGCCCACTTGTATAAATACTTGAAAAAAGTATAATGGAAACACTATATAAATTACTTTCCGACACTCAAGCAAGTCTTTTTGTACTTTTTCAAAAGACTTGGGTATATCATTGGAATGTAGTTGGAGAAGATTTCAAACAATTTCATGATTTGTTTGGCGAACAATATGAAGCAATGTTTGATGAGGTAGATCGAATCACTGAACATATGAGATTTTTGAATGTAAAACCAGTTCCAACTCTTTCTAGAATTACTGAAGTTTCTCATATTACTGAGACAAATAGTGGGCTAGATACTATGGGAATGATTCGTGATCTATTAGAAGGTCATCAGAAAATTGTAGAACTTTTGACTCAAGTATCAGATGAAGCAGAGTCAAATAAATCAAAAGGAACTATAAACCTTGTTGATGATTTAAATGAAGCGCACGGTAAATTTATTTGGATGTTAAGATCGTTTACACAATGATAGGATTTATGAATCATGATTATAGTAAGATGTAAAGATTGTAACAAAGAGTTGACCAGTACGAATAAAATTCAGGTTTGTGGTTGTCACAATATGATGACTGTAAAGGGTGATAGTGTTTCAGCTCTTGACTTAAGTAGAGTAATTATGGTAAACTCTACACAGAAAGAACAAAGAAATGTTCTTACTTCTCAAGATATTGCCTGGCAAGAGGCAAGAAGACAACGTAAAGTCCGTAAACTAGACTTTGAGGTTCGTTAATAAACAACCTCCAATATTGGAAAGGTGGCCGAGTGGTTTAAGGCAGCAGTCTTGAAAACTGCCGTGTGATGAGCACCGTGGGTTCGAATCCCACCCTTTCCGTTTTAAAAATGTTATCGTCTCATAACAATCTAATATTGAGATTTGTTATTGATAATATATATTTGGTGGAAGATGAGATATACTGGGCGTAAATGCAAAAGTTTAAATAGAGGTATCTCATGCAATCAAATTCCGATAGAGAACTTTCTGATCTCTCCTTACAGAGAAAAGAATGTCCAAAGTGCGGCGCCGTTTGGTTAAATGGTAAGCACGTTTGGACAGGAACAGGAGTTAGTAAGGATGGATCTGAATTAGATCTTGCAGGTCTTGTTTGCAATAAACATGGAGATTCTACCTGTATTAATCCTTGCAAAGGAAGAGAAGGTGGAGATACTTGGGAAAAAAGACTTTATAGTTTAGAAAATAAATTCACCACAGAAGATTAAGTCAGGAGATCATCATAATGATCGCTAAATTGGTAGTTGAAATATTAAATAATCAAGTGTGTTTGGGAATTCTTGGATTTTCCCTTGTTATGCTTCCCGTTATTGGTATCGCCAAAATTCATGAATTGCCAAATGAACAAATCGAACCCAGAAAGACTAATCACTCAGGAAGAATGCAAAGAGATGATTGATGATGCAATACGCAAACACAATCGTAATGCTGCGATTATTTCAATGTGTGTTGGTTGGGTTGTTCTTGCACTTTTCGCTGAAGGTCTTCTTAGACTTATTGGAGTAATTCCTCCAATATTTCCATGGCTTAATGTTACTCTAAATTAGTATGGTGTTTAGATTTACAGAAGAAGATTTAAAAGGATTGCAAGAAAGGGTTCTGCAACAAAAAATGGAAGAACTATTCGAGGAACCATCAACTTACGAGGACGAGGAGGATGATTAAACTAATCTTATCAAGTGTAACCATTTTTGGTCTTATTGGATATTTTATAGTATGGGGACTTAACCATGCTTATTCGCAATGAAACCAGAGCATCAATGTTGGCATTTTGTAATGTCTTCTTTTGCTAGAATTTATGGAGTAAACAAAGTCAAAAGTGAAGAAAGATTTCATGCATTTGCATTAGAGTGGTGTGATGAACATAATTATAAATGCGATATTCATCTTGATAGTTTGAATAAAGTGGATGTTTATTTTAGACAACAGTACGAATCTTGGGAGTATTAAATGAAAGTTGGATTAATTGGATTGGGTCGCATGGGAGAAGGAATGTCCCGTCGTATGATGAAATCAGGTATTGAAGTCTGGGGTTATCGTAGAAATTATGAAAAAGCAAAAGAAGCATTTGAAAAAGGATATGTTTCTGGTGTAGAAGATACAATTGAAAATCTTGTTAAAGCAGTTAAAACAAATGACCAACCAGGCATTTTTCAAATGGTTGTGCCTGCCGAAACAGTAGAGGAGACAATCAATGAGTTACTACGATATTGTAGTGAAGGAGATATTATTATTGATCATGGCAATAGCAATTTTAAAGACAGTCGGAAGAGAGCAGAACGTCTGGCAAAAATGGGTATCCAATATATTGATTGTGGCACTAGCGGTGGTGTTTATGGTTTGGATCGTGGATACTGTCTTATGGTTGGAGGTGGAAATACTGCAGTCACCACTTGTTCAAAGATATTCTCCGCCCTCTCCCCAGATATTCACTCCTGCCATAGAACGGATCCAACATCTGATGTGACTTCTGCCGAATATGGTTGGTTACATTGTGGCGGTCCAGGTGCAGGACACTTTGTAAAGATGGTGCATAATGGTATTGAGTATGGTATTATGCAAGCATATGCCGAAGGTTTCAATATTTTAAAGAATGCTAACGCAGGTGCCCAATATGTTAGAGAAGGTGACGCAGAAGTTGCCCCGATGGCAGATCCAGAATCCTATTGCTATGACATTGACGTTGCTGAGGTTGCTGAGCTATGGCGTCGTGGTAGCGTGGTTGGGTCTTGGTTACTCGATCTTACTGCTGATGTGCTACGCAGGGATGGTAGCCTTAAACAGTTCTCTGGAGGCGTATCCGACAGCGGTGAGGGTCGTTGGACTGTTTCTGCCGCTGTGGACTTGGGGGTTCCCGCTCCTGTTATTACTACTGCACTATTTGAAAGATTTAACTCACGCAATCTCGGATCGTTCGGAGCAAAAATCTTGAACGGAATGCGTTATATGTTTGGTGGACACCACGTTAGATAGGTTAATAAATATAACATCACATAAGAGGGGGGGGGGGTTGACTTTTTCAAGAACCCCTCTTATAATAATTAAGTTCCAAAAGCAAACAAATGACTCGTCTAGCAGATCTGCCAATCATGGAAGTTATTCTTGCCGCTGAAGAAAAGCACGGTATTGATACACATATGGTAATTGAGGCAGTTCCTAAGCATAAAGATTCACCTTCTGAAATGGAAGATGCTTCTGATGATGATGTTGTTTGGTACGTAGAGTTTAAAGACATCATAAAAACTTATTTTAAGTTTGATGATGTTAAAAAATTTTTGCTTGAGGAAGCAAATGCAAATTCCCCAGAACTTATAATTAAAAATTCTAGTAACGGAGTGTAGCGCAGTTTGGTAGCGCATCCGCTTTGGGAGCGGGCGGTCGTAGGTTCAAATCCTATCACTCCGACTTTTATTTAATATCAATTTTTTTAATTTAATCATGAAATCATTTACTGTAGAACAATTTCAATCAGATTTTGATAATCTAATGGAAAGAGTAGAAAACGGAGAATCTTTTATGATTACTAGTGAATATGGAAATGCAGTTATGATGCCATATAAAGAAGTGTCACAAATATTCAAAGGTGCTGGTTTAGACGATGATATAATACGTATTCACACCGATCACGAAGAAGGTTCTTAATTGTCATAGGGTTTCAGGTCCCCTATAATTGATCTGTCTTCATGGGACTGTCGCCTATTGGTTAAGGCCCACTGCTTATAACGGTGTGAACGGGGTTCAATTCCCCGCAGTCCTACTTGCTCCTTTAGCAATCTGGTGAATGCAGCGAACTCATAATTCGCCTGAGGCGTGTTCGATCCACGCAAGGAGCATGGGCAGATGTGAAACTGTCCTACTTGACTTCTTTAAGTCAAACTTTTATAATAACAAGGTCAACATTCAAAACAATGACTCTTACAGCAAAATTCAAGAAAGACGTTCAGACTCTCCGCGGCGCAGCAAATGGGGATTTTTATCTTGATGTAAAAAACCCAAAACTCTATAAGAAAGTTCGTCGGTTTTATGAGAATGAAGGTGTAGTATTTTCTGGTGATCCTCTTGATGATTACGAAATGCTTATGGACTATGTTCTTTCTGATCTTCAATCCGTTGAGGTTGCATGAAAACCAAAGTTCTTCTTGAACGTGAAGGATATCGTTTTGTAGAAGCAGGTATTTTGGAGATAAACGGTAAACCCGATTATCGAATGCAAAAACAAAACGAATATACAAAACGCTGGAATGACATTTATCTTTTTGATAATGTAATGCAATGTTCTCTTGCTATGGAAGACATTGAATATGCGAAATGGTTAGATCCAGATCGTGTTCCTTGTTATGTAAAGGATGATGATGAGTAAATAGTCACGGATGGACTTTAACAGCACTGGTCGGGAGCAAAACCCCTTATGTCTAAAACCGATTTGCTTAGGTGGATTGGAAATATTCTCCTTATGATAGGGTATCAAACTATGTTATGGGGAGAATTTAAATATGGTTTAATGATAAAAGTTGTTGGGGGGTTACTCACAGTTCCTTTTGCTATTAAACTTAAACTTTGGGATGTATTATTCTTATGTGCATTCTTTGGTATCTCCGAAATATCAAAGTTATCCCAACTTTTCTTAGTTTCTTAAAACTAAGTGGTGGAGTCAATTTGACCCTCATTTTGGTTTCTTGCTTTTCCATTAAAAAGCAAGTGGTGCGGATGGGACTCTCTCCCGCCTGGTTTCCAATTTCCAGCCAAAGAATTGGTGGCGAGCCTGAAATAATTGCAAAAGGTGGGTTGCATAAACCCACCTTTTTTTGTATAATATATACTATGCAATAATTATTTTTTATGTCTGAATATAAAAGGACAGCACTTGTGCTTGGTGCTGGTGGATTTATTGGAAGTCACATGGTTAAAAGACTACGCTCCGAAGGTTATTGGGTACGTGGTGTAGATTTAAAGTATTCAGAGTTTTCAGAAACTGAAGCAGACGAATTTATTGTAGGAGACTTAAGAGACCTTTCTTTTGTTCAAAAAGTTATCCAATATAAAGGTCCATATAGAAATTTTTACAATTCAGTTCCTTTTAGGCATACTGATACATTTGACGAAATCTATCAGTTTGCTGCTGATATGGGTGGTGCTGGATTTGTTTTTACTGGAGAGAATGATGCTGATATTATGCATAACTCTGCTACAATCAATCTCAATGTTCTTGAGGCACAGCATATATTAAATGACTTAAAGGAAGTTAATAAGACTAAGATCTTCTATTCTGGGTCTGCTTGCATGTATCCAGAACATAATCAACTTGATCCCGATAACCCAGATTGCCGTGAAGAATCCGCATACCCAGCAGCACCAGATTCTGAATATGGTTGGGAGAAACTGTTCTCAGAGCGGTTGTTTTTCGCTTATCATCGTAATTATGGGATTCCTGTTCGGGTTGCTAGGTATCATAATATCTTTGGACCAGAGGGAACTTGGGAAGGTGGAAGAGAAAAAGCACCTGCCGCAATCTGCCGCAAAGTCGCCTACCTCCCAAAGGAGGGAGGAGTTATTGATGTGTGGGGTGATGGAAAACAAACTCGGTCGTTCCTGTATATTGATGAATGCATCGAAGCGACCCGTAGAATGATGGATTCTGATTTCATTGGACCAGTAAATATTGGTTCAGAAGAAATGGTAACTATCAATCAACTTGTGGAAACTGCTGCTAAAGTTGCTAACAAGGAAGTTAAAAAGAATCATATTGATGGACCTTTAGGTGTTAGAGGACGTAATTCTAATAATGATCTTATTCGTGAGAAACTTGGATGGGACTATGCAATGACCCTAGAAGAAGGTATTGCAAAAACCTATGCATGGATTGAAGAAAAAATTGCTGAGAAAAATTCATGAATATTCAACCTTTCATTTTTAACTGGAACCGCCAGTTTGAAAAAACATGTGCAATTGAAGATGCATTAACTCCAATCTTTGGAAAAGTCACTGTTATTAATAGTGATGATAATAATACTAGAGACGGTTGGGTTGATATTGGAGACGAATGTTATTTTAGTGATCAGTTTAGAAAAGCATTAGAACTGTTTGATGGAGACATTCTTTTTCATATTCAAGGAGACGTTTCTTATGATAATTGGGAAAAATTAATTGAAGATGCTAAAGAGTATCTTGAATATTATGATGCAGGGATCTATGCGCCAAATATTGACTATACTTGGTACTCTGCAGAAAACTCTGACATTAGTAGTCTTGAATCCGATCACCCAAATATCAGAATGGTTGCATCTACAGATGAAACTGTTTGGTTTATCCGCAAAGAGATCATTCAGGAGATGTTAGACCGTAAGATTGATTTCTCAAATAATACTATGGGTTGGGGATGGGATTTAGTTCTTGCCGCAATTTGTTTTGCCAATGGCAGACCTGTTATTCGTGATTACAATCACACTATTGATCATCCAATGGGAACAAACTATAATTCAGAAAAAGCAGGACAAGAAATGCTTGAATTGTGGAACTCTTTAGATCAAGATATTAAAGAGATTGTTTCTTATATTAAAGGTGATAGAGAAAAGATTTCTAAGTATTTTAAATGAATAATGTGATTGTATATCACCATCTTGGTCTTGGTGATCATTTTGTTTGTAATGGATTGGTTCATAAAGTATCTAAATCATATGATACTGTGTACTTGCCGTGCAAAACTCATAACTACGACACTGTAAATTATTTGTATTCTGAGGATTCAAACATCAATGTATTCAAGGTTGATGCAAATGAATTTGGAGAAGTTGATGCATTTGCATCTATATTAGATCTTCCAATAATCTTAGTTGGATTTGTTCATCACAATCCCCAAGATTGGGATAGGTCTTTTTATTCTCAATTGAATATTGATTTTTCAGAAAGATATAATTCTTTTTATCTTCCAAGCAATCCTCCATCTATGGTTGTAGAACCTCCAGATGAAGACTACATTCTTGTTCATGACCAAGCAAGTATTGGAAAATTAGATTTAAAGTTGGAAACAGATTTAAAGATAGTCCGTATAGAAAGTGGGATTTCTAATAATCTATTTTCTTTTATTGAAGTAATTAAGGGCGCGAAGGAAATTCATTGTATTAATAGTTCTGTATTTCATCTCATTGATAGTTTAACGGGAATAACTGATAAACTTTATTATCATGATGTACGCCCAAATGATGGATCAAGTTTTAGGATTTCTGATAAATGGAAAATTGTAAAGTAGTTTTTATTAATGGGTGCTTTGATATTCTTCATCGCGGTCATATAGAAATGTTTAAGTATGCTAAATCACTTGGAGATTATTTGATTGTTGCTATTGATTCTGACAGTAGAGTTAAAGAACTAAAAGGATGCTCTCGTCCAATTAATAATCAGTCTGACAGAATGTACATGTTGTCATCTATTAAATATGTTGACAAAGTGAAAATATTTTATACAGAGCATGAACTTGAAAGATTGGTAGAAAATGTTTCTCCTGATATAATGATAGTTGGATCTGATTATGAAAATAAGAGAGTTGTTGGATCTCAACATGCAAAAGATCTAAAGTTTTTTAATAGAGTTCAAGGTTATGCAACAACAAACATCATTAAAAGTATTGCTAATAGGTGATAGTTGTACAGATGTTTACATCTATGGAAATTGCAATCGTTTAAATCCAGAGGCACC